TATGTGTCGCTTAAAGGACTTCAATCCTACAAGCCGACAGCACATTGCATGGGCCTTCCAGACCTTCCGAGGCTGGGAGCCTGCCGAGTTCTCTGCTAACGGTAACCCGAAGATCGATGAGACAATCCTCACCGCTCTGGATCTACCTGAGGCTAAGAAGTTCGCTCGCATCCTTGAGCTACAGAAGCACCTGGGTCAACTATCTGAGGGCAAGAATGCTTGGCTTAAGAAGGAGATCAATGGTCGCATCCATCACTCCTGTGTGTTGAACACGAACACGGGCCGTCAGGCTCACATGAACCCCAACCTCGCTCAGATTCCTTCTGCCCATGAATACAGAGAGCTCTTCTACCCTGGTGAATCTCGTACCCAAGTCGGTTGCGACGCTAGTGGACTGGAGTTACGCTGCCTTGGTGCTTACCTTGCTCCTTTTGATGGGGGTAAATTCGCTAAGGAAGTCGTGGAAGGTGACATTCACACCGCTCTTGCTGAGATTTATGGAACTGATCGTAAGGCTGGCAAGAGTGTCACCTACTGCCTTATTTATGGTGGAGGTGATATTAAGCTCGGTCTTACTGCGGGTGCTTCTAAGGACTCCGCTGCCCGTAAAGGTAAGGAGATCCGCAAGAACATTATGCAGGGACTGGATGGATTTAAGGCTCTCAGTGATGCCATTAACGAACGTGCTAAGTCTGGCGTCCTCAAGGGCCTAGACGGTAGACCGATCAGACTGCAAGGTAAGGCTCATGCCTCACTTAACTATCTGCTTCAGTCAGCAGGGGCTGTGATCTGCAAGCTTTGGGTAATCCGTGCAAACGAGTTACTTCAAGAAGCTGGTATTGATTACTGGCCCATGGCTTTCGTACATGATGAGATGCAGCTTTCTGTTGCACCTGATCAAGTCGAGCAGGCTACATCCTTAATAACCATCGCAATGAAAGATGTCGAACATCAACTCAAGTTCAGATGCCAGCTTGACAGCGAGGCTCAACAGGGTTCCTCGTGGGCAGACTGCCACTAATATCGGCCCCTCCCGTCTGGGAGATATGGCTGAGTACTGGGTCTGTCTGTTAGCTGCTTGGAAGGGAGCTGAAGTCTTTAAAAACCAGAATTCTACTGGTCACATTGACTTAATCCTCGTCCTTGCAGATGGATCTATGTATCCAATCGACGTTAAGCTCGCCAGACCCAATGGTCAGGGCAGCTGGAGTGGAGACACCAACAAGGTCAAGTCTCCTGTGATCCCTGTGCTTGTTGTTCCCAAGGGAGATGATATTGCAGGCTGGAAAGTCCAGTGGATTCACAACCGCCACCCAGAACACCTCGCTAACTTCTGGGACCGCTCACTCACCCCATTCACCCACCAATGACTAAACTTCTAATCGACGCTGACTTCTTCCTCTACCGAGCTGTTCAAAGCTCAGAGCTGGAGCTGGAGTTCAACCCTGACTGTACTGTCATCACTGGTGACTTCAAGCACGCTCAGGGGATGTTCAAGAGGAACCTCAAGGATCTGACCACTAGGTTTGATACCCAGGACATCTTACTTTGCTTCACTGATCGAGTGAACTTCCGCAAGACTGTGGATCCTAGCTACAAAGGCAACCGCATTAAGCGTAAGCCTGCTGGCTACTCAAAGGCGAAGACTTGGGCAATGGAGACTTACCCCTCCATCGTGAAGCCCTCCCTGGAAGCTGATGATGTCCTTGGCATCTTGGCTACTCGTGGTGACCTGACTGACTTTGTTCTGGTGTCCCCTGATAAGGACATGGAACAGATCCCTTGCCGTCTCTACAACCTCAAGAATGAATTCACCCAGACCCCTGAACTTGCCGAGAGAAAGCTGTACGAACAGGCTCTTACCGGCGACAGCACTGATGGTTACAAAGGTTGTCCAGGTGTTGGTCCTAAGCGCGCTGGCATACTGCTTGATAAGTGCAAAGGCAATTACTGGCCTGCTGTCCTCGAAGCTTTTGAAGAGGCTGGGCAGAGCGAGAAGGAGGCTCTTACAAGTATTCGTCTAGCTAAGATCCTGCATCATTCCGATTGGGATGCTGAGACACAAACACCTATCCTCTTCACACCTCAATGATCTATCTACTTCCCACCATCATCATTCTTGGAGGCCTATTCCTCTATGCAGAGTATGATCCTTGGTTCAAAGAGCTGCTCTATGTATTAGTTGCAGCTGTTGGACTTGAGCTTCGTAAGATACCCTTTCTCATTCGTATGGAATGGGATGTGTTCTGGATGAAGCGTAACCTCACCCGTCATTTAGAAATGGCAAGAAAGATCCAAAAGGAGCTAGACAATGAGATTAACTGAGAAGGAACTTAAGTTGTTCCGCAACAACTTGTTAGCTAGGAGGGTCTACCGTGATTCGGACATCCCCCTTGGTGCTCGCATCTGGGAATCCTGGATGGAAGGCACCCTAGCTAAACTCACCGACGAACTTTATCCACAAGAAGGAGACCGAATTTGAGCAAGCAGAATCCTAACCACTACAATCAAGGTTCAATTCAACCTTGGGACTATATTGTTGACCAGAACCTAGGTTACCTGGAAGGCAACGTCATCAAGTACATCACCCGAGCAGGGAAGAAAGACAGCGAATCACGATTCGATGATCTTCTGAAAGCTCAAGCCTACATCCACAAACTCGTCTTAACTGAAATCAATGCAACGCCAAGCACCCGACCTGATGAATCAAGCAGTTCAGTTCAGGGAGATTATGAGTCAGAGTGTGGGTACATACACCCCTGCGGTTGCAGACAACCAGCTGACTCTGATAACTGAAGAGTATAAGGAGTTAGTCGAAGCTCTGGATGAAGCTTGTGCTTATGTCCAGAACCCACGGGCTCGTGTCAATGCTCTCAAGGAGCTAGCTGACCTTGTCTATGTAGCCTTCCAATTGGCCGCTGCCTGCGGCTGGGAGCTCGATGAAGCCCTCGACAGGGTACATCAGTCCAACCTGTCCAAACTGGTCGATGGAAAGCCCCTCAAGCGTGAGGATGGCAAAGTCCTCAAAGGCCCAAACTACAAACCACCCTATCTTGAGGATCTTATTTAATGTCTAAGTACATTGCACGTACAGGACGAGTGACGAGCTGGCTCGAAAATCCTGAATCAAAGCTCCCAGTGTCATGCACTGTGTTTGTCGTAGAAGACTCGATGGAGGGTCCAGATGGAATCGAAGCATCCTGGCGATTTGTCTCACACGCCTTACGGTATGCAGCTGGAGTCGCTGTACACCTATCTAAACTCCGTCCAAGGGGTACAGAGAATGGCAAGGGCCTCATGTCTTCTGGCCCAGTGTCGTTTGCAAGGGTGTACTCCTGCCTTAACGAGGTGCTTAGAAGAGGAGGTACATACAAAAATGGGGCCTGTGTGATCCACCTGGATCTCTCACACCCAGATGCTGAGGAGTTCGTTGACGCTAGTCGTCAGGAACTTCCTTGGGTCAAGAAATGCCTAGACGTTACCCCTGAAATCTGGAATGAAACTCCCCTCCCACTCAGAGCTAAGATCCTACGAGGTATCCAATCTGGAGACATCTGGCTCTCGAAGATCAAGCATGATCAGAATGGTGAAAGAATTTATAGCAACGTATGTCTTGAGATCTACCTCCCCAGCCGAGGCACCTGTCTCCTCGAACACATCAACCTTGGTCAATGTGAACTTGACGGGCTTGTCCCCGCTTTCGCTGAAGGTATGTCCAACTTGTGCAGCCTCCATTCAAAGACAGGTGTCGGAGCAACTGGAGAATACCTCGCCCCTGAGGAAGATAAGCAAGTGGGCCTTGGAATCCTTGGGCTTGCCAACTTTCTACGGCGTCAAGGTGTCAGCTACGCAGCATTCGGTGAAGCACTGAGAGACCTTGATGACCTTAATAAAGACTGGACTCCTGCTATCTGCCTTGCTACTGAGTTGCGTTCCGCCATTAATATCGCTGCTAACATTGCGCGTGCTCATGGGATGGAGAGAGCCTTTACCATCGCCCCCACAGCCTCCTGCTCCTACAACTACACAGACCTCGATGGGTTCACAACTGCCCCCGAGATCGCACCTCCAATAAGCCGACAAGTAGATCGTGACTCAGGCACCTTTGGTGTTCAGAGCTATGACTATGGTGACGTGGAGATTGCATCTGAAGTAGGTTGGGAAGCTTATAAATCAGTAGCTGATGGCATCTGCCAGTTGTTCGCTGATACTGGCCTCTTCCATGGTTACAGCTTCAACACTTGGTCTGACGTCATTACTTATGACGAGGAGTTTATCCAGGATTGGTTCGCCTCTCCCCAGACAAGTATGTACTATTCCTTACAAGTTTCTCCAGACACACTCCGCAAGGATGATGTGACTTCGATTCTTGATGAGGATTATCACGACCTATTTAATCTAGACGATGACGACGCTTTCTGTACGTCCTGTGCCGAGTAAAGTCTGTAACACCTGTAAGGAAGATAAACCCTTATCTGACTATAACAAGTGCAAGAAACATGCTGATGGCCTTGCATTCAAGTGCAGGGCCTGTGCTAGGGCATGGGCAAAGAACAACTATCACAATAATGGAGGCAAGCAAAAGTATGCCGACTATGCAAGATTAAAACTATATGGGCTGACACCTGAAGCCTACGAAACTAAATTCGAGGCGCAGGGTAGGTCCTGTGCTTCCTGTGGATCTACTGATCACAACGGGAAAAACTTTCATGTGGATCACTGTCATGCAACAGGCGCTGTAAGAGGCATCCTCTGCCATCCTTGTAACACAGCTCTAGGGCTATTACAGGAGGACCCAAATAAAATTACAGCATTAGCTAACTATGTCAAAGTACACTCAGATAGTCCAGCGTAAAAGAACCTGGACCCCATCACCAGTTACAGCAGGAGAGTTAAAAGAGGGATCGGAGGAAACACTCTATCGATGTCTCGCTCTCCGTACACTTGAACTCCCCGTCAAGGAGATGCTAGCTCAAGGGCTAGAGAGACATCTCCCTGATGACCCTGGGGTTATCCCTGCACTTCTATCCAATATGGAGGATGAAAATAAGCACGACAAAGCTCTTAACTATATTGTTGCTGCTCATGGTACTGATGACAGGGCGGAGCGGGAAGCTGAAAACATCCGTAACACCTGGCTCTCTTCTCCCGAACATCCGGTGCTTAAAACGGCGATTCTTGAGCGCTCAGTATTCTTTGTCCTGCTGCCCTTCTTCAGGTTTAACGGTGACGTAGGGATCAGAACTGTGGCTGCAGATATCAGCCGTGATGAACAAACTCACACGGCTCTCCATGCAATGGTTGCCCACGATATCGGAGAGAAGACCACACCTGCCCTCAACAAGCTTCGCCGAGCCACTGTTGCTTGGGCAATGGATAAGTTAGGTAGCTCCTCAGATAAGTATCTTGATAAGGACTTCTGGATGAGGCAGTCGGATTCTCTCTACTTCCAAGGCAAGGCCCCTGGTCTTGTTGAAACGCAGCGCTCTAGAATGCCTTGCTTCTTCGAAACATCTAACGTAAATCTCCCGCAATATGGATAAACAACTATCTACAGAAGAGGTCTTTGGAGGTGATACCTTCCTTGAGCGTCTCTGTGAAGAGTTGGATGCTTTGTATCCACCAATCAACCCAACGCCAAAGGATGAGGATCGACTGATCATGTATCGGTCTGGTCAACGTTCTGTTGTCGAGTACATCTTATCTAAAACAGGAATTTAATTATGTGTGGCGGCGGACCCTCAATGCCCAAAATGCCGGAGCCTCAACCGCTTCCGGAACCACCCCCAACTCCACCAGCTCCGGCTCCTATGACTGAGCCTGAGGCCCCTACTCCTCCTCCAGTAGCTGTACAGCAAGGTGAAGCTGATGCAGTGAAAGTGAAGAAGCGTAGGACTAAGCGACAGGAACAGCAGCAACAATCTTCTGGTACTAATGCCCTCCGTATTCCTTTGAATACAGGTGGAGCTACAGGTGGTAAATCTTCAGGATTAAATATCCCCAAATAGAACATGAAAGAACAGGCCCAATCAAGATATGGACAGCTCCGCGCCGAGCGCGAGAACTTCCTAGACACGGGTCGTAGATGTGCCTCCCTCACCCTCCCCTACCTACTTACTGAAGAAGGGGAAACTGATGGAGGTGTGCTACACAGCCCCTATCAATCAGTGGGTGCTAAAGGTGTGAATGTTCTCAGCTCCAAGCTGATGCTTTCACTCTTCCCAATCAACACAAGCTTCTTTAAGCTGCAAATCAACGATGCTGAATTAGCCAAAGTCCCTGAACTGGGTGGCGAACAGGTACGCTCTGAGATCGATCTAAGCCTCTCAAAGATTGAGAAGGTGGTGATGCAACAGATTGCAGAGACAACTGATCGTGTCCAGCTTACGGCTGCAATGAAGCACTTGATCGTCACAGGCAACGCATTACTTTATGCGGGGAAGAAGAGCCTTAAGCTTTACCCACTAGACCGTTATGTCGTCAGCAGAGACGGTGACGGTACAGTTATCGAGATTATCACTAAGGAGATCATTGATCGTAGTCTCCTGCCTAAAGAGTTCCAGAGCATCCAACCAGGAATGCAGGGACCTGACTCCAACGCTGTTGGGGAAGATGGACCTAAGTTCGGTGTAGCTACTGGAAACAAGAGTTCTAACGTCAACAACGCTGTTGTCTATACACGAGTTGAGCTAGTCAATGGGGCCCACAAGTGGCACCAAGAGTGTGACGGGAAGGAGATACCAGGATCCAGCTCCAGCAGCCCCCTGAAGTTCTCTCCTTGGATGCCTCTCCGCTTCAACGTGGTAGAC